TTTTTTTTCATTTCTAAGAAATCCTCAATATCAGAATGCCAAGGTTCTAGATAAATGGCAAAAGACCCATTTCTCTTTCCACCTTGATTGATAAATCTAGCAGTGTCATTGAATACTTTTAACATTGGTACTATTCCAGTTGACTTTCCATTTGTTCCTCTAATGAGTGAATTATTTCCACGAATATTATGAATATGGAGACCAATTCCTCCAGACCATTTAGAAATATTAGCACAATCTTTCAATGTATTAAAAATGCCTTCAAGACTATCATCTTCCATTGCGACTAAATAACAAGAACTTAATTGCGGTTTGTTTGTTCCTGAATTGAATAATGTTGGAGTAGCGTGTGTAAAATATTTTAGAGACATTAAGTCATAAGTTAATTTTACAGATTCTAAATCATCCCCGTGTATTCCAACAGCAACCCTCATCCACATATGTTGTGGTCTCTCAACAATAATATTATTTATTCTAAAGAGATAAGAACGTTCTAATGTTTTCAATCCGAAATAATCAAATAAATAATCACGTTCATAATCAATTGTAGTATCAAAAAAATCCTTATTATTATTTACAATTTTCCACATATTCTCAGAAATAATAGGACAATGGTTTCCATTTAAATCAATAAAATTATATAATTTATTTACAACATCACAAAAAGATGATAATGTATTTTTTTGAATATTGCTTACAAAGATTCTTGAAGCTAATAAAGAATAATCAGGGTGTAATGTGGACATTGCCGCACATTGTTCACACGTTAAATCATCTATTTTTGTAGTTGGAATGTTATCATATAATTGGTCAATAACTTTCATTGATAATGAAGAATAATTAATATTAATATTTACTTCTTTTCCAATCTTTTTAATTCTATTTAAAATTTTATCAAATGATATATTTTCCAAATTACCATTTCTTTTAGTAACCATCATATCGTAGTTTTCCATCTTTTAATTAATATATAATTATTATTTTAAATAATAATAATAAAGTATATATTTCTTATTGTAATATATAAATGGAAAATAAACTATATAAATACTTATTATTATCTCTATTTATTTTTACAGTCCTTTATTTAGGGTCTTTTAATTTAAGTATTGAAGGATTTTCTGGAAATAATTATCCATCAAGCATTGAAACTTCTTTATTGTCAGATAGTTTTACACCTACAGGAAATAAAAATGTGACAGATAACAACGCTAGTGATATTTGGTGGCATTATCCTATTTTTACATATAATCCACCATCCAAACATCCATATGCTCAATTAACAAATAATTTAAGATATCGTAGAAACCCTGATGATGGTGAATGTTCACGCTCTGAATTTTGCGATGCACTATATAAAGATAATCATAATAAAAGTAATGTTGTGGTTCCTTTGCCACCTGTTCCTGATGATGAAGGAATAAGGGTGAATTATTATAGAACTAGTAGTAATTTATTCTTGAGTGAACAACCTGGAAAACTATTAGAATTACCAGCATTTTAATGCAATTTCTTCTTTAAATTTATTCAAATTTAATAAACAAGATTGAGCAAAATTATCTAAGCACTCACTTTTTTTTATTCTTTTATTTGGTGCTCTATGTGAAAATCCACTTATTCTCTCTCTTTCAATAGTATTCCAAATATTAGTTAATTGAAATATATTATCTTCAAACCATTTTTTGTTTCTTAATACTAAAACACAACTATATTCTTCGAGTTTCCAATATATATTTTTTATCCACGTTTTGTCATTACTATTATTGTCCATATTATTATCTCTCCACAACTCGTATTCTTTTAAATTCATATTTAGTGGTTTATATAAATAATAAGGTTTGCCTTCACTTGTAGAAAAATACATAATTATTCCTTTATATGACCCATCATTCGCAAAATTAATATCATAATCCTCCCCATCATTAAAAAAATGGTCTTCATTTTCATATTCAATAAATCTTGTTTCTAAAAAATCACATTCATCCAAATCACAATTTTCCATTTGAAGTTGCATTTGTATCCAATACTCTTTTTTTGGTATTCCAGTAATATCACGATTCACTATATTTTTAATTTCTAACATACGTCCATATCTATTGGGAATTGTTGGGTCATTATTTATGCCATCAGGCGAAGCACCTAAAAATAAGTAACTCTCGTGCTGAATACAACCGAAATCACCAACTCGTGTATTATACATTTTTTCATAAATCATAACAGAAATCGGTTCATATTTTTGTCCCCAATGAAGTGGAGAATCAACATTAACAAAAAGATTGTTGTTATTATTATTTATTACTAATGGTTGACATTTTTCATAAATAAGTTGATTTTGTGAACTCTGATTTTCAAATGCTTTATATGCATTGCTCGCAGTAATTAAATTATGTCTAAATGTATACCATTCTGGAGTTCTTTGTTGTGGTTGCGGTTTTGAACTTAAATAGTTTAGTTTTTCTTGTATTTTTTCTATCTCTCTTTGATTTGGAATATGAGTAATAAAAGTATTTTTAAATGAACGTGGTGGAATAATATTTAAATGAAAAATATCAAAAGCAACTTCAATGAAATAATTTACATCATCCTCTAAATCGTCAATAAATTTGGTTATATTATTTAAAATTATACAATTTTTATTAAAAAATAAATCCTTTACATTTTCTTTAATTATTTCATTAAAGTCGGGGTCAGCAATTTCAGTTGGATTATCAGTTACAAAATCATACATTAACTGAAGTATTGTTTCAATAATATCACATTCTTCATTTTCACTGAAGAAACAAGGCATATTTTCTTCTTCTTCATCTTCTTTTGATTTAATTGTGTTAATTATATTATTTAATTCTGGCAATTCTTTTAATAACATATTATATTCTACATATTATGTCATTTAACATTTATATATTATTTATTAAATAATTATTTACATTTTAGTTTTTGAATAATAAAATGTAAATTTATTTTTATATTTTATCAATTATAAATAAAATTAATCTTCAATAATATTTTCATCCTCATTTGATTTATTTTTAATGGTTCCCCTATTTTTTTTTACTGGAAGACTTTTCAATGTATTAACCCTTTTATCTAGGTTTTTTAATGTAAAATGTTTATTTAATTTATTGAAAGATAATGCAGGCACTTCTTTTATTATCCCAACTGATTTGTCATAAGTTACATCTTTAACTCTTTGTAGTTTTTTTCTATCAAGACAATCCTTCAAAAATTTAATTAATACTTCAAACTCATCAAAATCCAAATTATTGGCATTTTTATAATTCTCCGCAAATAATAACAACTTTTTGGTTTTTACAGTTTTGTCTAATTTATTCCACGGTTCATTCTCATTATTCAACTTGTTATTTTCCAAAAATTTGTCTAAATTTGTTAAATTGTCATTGTTATTTATTCTATTATCTGAAATAATATTTCCACTTAAAATCATCGTTTTATATTTAATATTTTTAAGTTCAATACATTCTTCAACATTTTCTTGTATCATTTTTAAATTTACTTATATATTATTATTAAATAGAGTTTAACTTAGTTTTTTATATAATATTATTATAATGGACGCAACTAATAATAATAATGATAATAATGATAAAAAAATAAATATAATTGGCGTAAACAACAAATATCAAATTAAAAAATTAACAAAAAATAAGGAAATAAAGAAAAGAAAAATATTTGATAAAATTGATATAATAGATAATTTGAAAGAAAAAGAAGAATTTTATATTAAAAATTATATTGATAAAAATATACACGGTAATGATAATGAAATCAACAAATTAATAGAAAGTGAAATAAATAAAAAAATTAGTGGTTATAAAAATCAAGATGTAATTAAAAAAAAAATAAATATTGACAAATTTATAAACTACGATTATGTAATTCAACTTCTATATGATTCTAATCTGGAATGTTATTATTGTAAAGAAAAAGTGTTTATATTATATGATTTGGTGAGAGAAATGAAACAATGGAGTTTAGATAGAATTAATAATGACATTGGACACAATGTTGACAATGTAATAATGTCTTGTCTTGAATGTAATTTAAAGAGAAGAAATATAAATAAAGACGCATTTTTGTTTACAAAAGAATTAAAAATTATAAGAAATGATTAATTTATAAATTTATTTTGTCATAATTAAAATATTCAAAATCTTTTCTATAATAATTATTTATTAGTTTTATAGATTTTTCATTTAAGTATTTATAATAATCAACAAAACTCATATTATATTTATTAACATTATCTTTAATAGTAAAATCAGTGTAACCATTTTTTTTCATATCAGCATTTAAGGTTTCAGTACGTAATATTTTAATATTGTCAGGAATAATTCCATCTTCATTTTCTAGAAATAAATATTGGGGCAAATTATGATTATCAAATTTAATATTTGGAGAATTTATATATTTTTTGATATTTTCATAGACAAAATTTTTACTTGATTTATCATTTATTATACCCCAATAAAATAAACCACTAATAATTCTATTATATGGGTTTCTTACTATTGTAATAATTTCAAGATTATCAATATTTATATGAAATTCATCTTTATATTTAATTATTGTTTTATATAATATATGTGTCAATGGTGCAAAAATTTTTACGTTATTAAATGTTGTATTATCATTATATAAAGAATAATTATTCAACTCAATATTGTATTTAGAACTTAAGTATTTTTCTACAGATGTCCCACCTGTTTTAGGTATATGAATAAATAATAAATTTATATTATCATTATTGTAATATGGCATATATATATATATATCTATTTCTCTCCAAAAAAATTATAATAAGCGTTAAATAAAAAAAATATTCCAACAAATATAAAGAAAAAACCTGTTAAATATTCTAACATCGTATTTGAAACATCCTTTACTAATTTTGAACCAACCCAAGCACCTAGAAATATAGTTATCATTAAAATTAAAGATATTGGTATATCAATTTGTTTTCTTTTGTAATATTCATAAACTGCTCCGATTGATAATGGTGGAAGAATAGTTAATAATGTTGTTCCAATTGATATTTTAAAATTTTTTACTATGTTCAAAATAATTAATCCTGGTAAAATAATCTCAGCACCTGAAACTCCAAGAGAACCACTTGTAATTCCTGCAAAAAACCCTAATATAATTGTTAAAATATAACGATTTAACATAATATATATTAGTATATTATATATAATTTTAATTTGTATATAATTAAATGGAATGGAAATGGAGTAATGGTGAAAAATGTGAGAGAAGTCCTAAATACAGAAAGGTAAATGAAGAAACTAAGGATAAAGAAACTGATAAAGAAACAAAGGATAACACAATAAATCATTTAGACAAATTTAATAAGAGAGAAGAAACATATAATAGAATGTCTGAGAGAGAATTAGTTAGTCGTGTTCCTTTAAATCCATTTTTTACTATAAATAAAGAATAAATAAAGAATAAATAAAAATAATCATTTAAAAAATTTAGTTTATGAATGATTATGTCAATGTTGAACTATACTTCACAAAATGAATTATTATTACATAACTTAATGAGTTTTTACAAAAACGAGGAAAATTTAAACAAAATGTTAAAAATTATAACAGGTGAAACAAAAATATCTCTCAGAATTGTAGATTGGTTTGCTACAAATTATGCGAAAAAATATTTTACTTTATATAATATTGAAGAAAACAATACTATAAAAAGATTTAAGGTATATGTTGATTATAAGTTGAAATTAAAAGCATATTCAAAAAAGAGATTTGACCCATTCTGTAGATGGGATAGAATTAGTATACCTTATAAAAATGATACATTTATTGAAACAACAATAGGTCAATTGAATTTTTTTAAATGGACTTTAGAAAATAAGGTAATTGAATATATTGAAAACAATTATGTTGATATTGAAAATGATATGAATTCTAGAAATAGTACTTCTAAAAGAAAAGATATAATAATAGATAATAATAAGACAAGAAAAAAGAGAGAAGAATTGTCTGTCTCGGCAACAAAAAGCATTAAAAAAGAAAAGGTAGAGATTGTAGTAAATTTTAATTAATTATTATTTATTTTCTTCAGATAGAGAGAGAGATAAAGAATATTTATTATTATTATTTAAATATATATTAATTATTTAAATATTATGGGTAATGCTCAATCAATAAGAAAAATAAATTTTGAAGATATGCAAGTTGCATATAAAAATCCGGAAACTTATTTATTAATAAATACTCTTCCAGAAACAGAACAAAAATGTCTAATAATAGGTTCAATTAATTGTAATCAAGAAGAAATTATAATTAATAAATTAATTCGTGGAAATAAACAGGACCGGATTATTATTTATGGAAGAAATTCAAATGATGAAAAACCATTGATAAAATATAAACAATTATTGAGTCTCGGATTTTTCAACGTTCATATTTACAATGGTGGACTTTTTGAATGGATGATGCTTCAAGATATTTATGGATTTGAAGAATTCCCCACAACTTTCAAAGAATTAGATATATTGAAATATAAACCCAACAAAATGTTTAATGTTGGATTATTAGAGATGTAGAGAGATAATCCTGTAAAATAATATAAATAAACAACTTAAAGAATAGAATATAATTAAAATAACAACCAACAAAGAATCAAACAATAAAGAACCAAAAATATTAAAGAAATAACAGCAAAGAATACAAGATGGATTTGAACCAAGTAAAACTTTCAAAGGCTGAATGGATGTCAATTGAAATTCCAATAAACGATAATGAAAAAGAAATATTATCGCTTATTACAAATGGGTTTAATAATGTTAATATTAAGTATAATAAACATATTTCACTTTTCGGGTTTTTAAAAATAGATTATAATGAACTAATGGAGGATTATTTATATATTAACTATTTCTCTCAAGATATTGATGAAATTAAAGGAAAATATAACATAAGTAATATATTCAATATTTCTGTTAAAACAAATCCTATTATTAAAAAGGCGGATTTGATAAGAATTAACAAAAATGATGTTAATAAAATAAACAAATCCCTAATTTTTGAATATACCCTTATAAAATTAATTAACGATATTTTAGATTACAAGACAAGAAATAAATCAAAATGGTTAAATTATTATTACACAATTTATAAATTAATCAAAATGAATGTAATACAAATTAATAGACATATAAAACAAATTGTTGATAATATAATAAATAATTATGAAAATGAAATTAATATGGTTGATATAATAACAAAATCGGTTGATTTAATTGAAAAAAATAGTTTATTATTGAAATATTCTGATTACACACTCTATGAACATCAAAAAAAATTGTTCACATATGTAAAAAATAAAGAACCCAAATTAATACTTTATATTGCCCCAACTGGAACTGGAAAAACATTATCTCCTATTGGGTTATCTGAAACATATCGTGTAATATTTGTATGTGCTGCACGACACGTCGGGTTGGCATTGGCAAAATCTGCCATATCTGTCAATAAGAAAATCGCGTTTGCATTTGGATGTTCTTCAGCAGATGATATAAGACTTCATTATTTCTCAGCAAAAGAATACTCAAAAAACCGTAAAAGTGGTGGAATTTATAAAGTTGATAATTCGGTCGGAGATAAAGTTGAAATTATGATATGTGACATTAAGTCATATTTGCCTGCAATGTATTATATGAAATCATTCAACCCTGTAGAAAATATTATTGTTTATTGGGACGAACCCACAATTACATTGGATTATAAAAATCACGAATTACATTCTATTATTCACAATAATTGGAAAGAAAATCAAATACCAAATATGGTATTATCTTCTGCAACATTGCCAAAATTAGATGAATTAACTGAAACTATTAATGATTTTAAAGAAAAATTCGTTGGTGCAGAAATATATAATATTGTTAGTCACGATTGCAAAAAAACAATTCCAATAATAAATAAATTTGGATATGTTGTTTTACCCCATTATTTAAGTGAAGATTATGATGAAGTTATGCAAATCGTAAATAATTGTGAAAATAATTTGACAATGTTAAGATATTTTGATTTGAATGAAGTTATAAACTTTATAACATTTGTTGAAAATAATAATTTTATACAAAATAGTGCAAAAATCGCAAGACGTTTTGTATCAATTGAAGACATTAGTATGATGGATATTAAATTACATTATCTATTTCTTTTAAAGAAAATATTGAAAGGAACTTGGGGGTCTATATACATTTCAATGAAAAATAGACGTTATCGGAAAATAGAACTGAATAATTCCATTGACCCAAAAGGAAATAAAATTAAAAAAACCAATAGTATTGGTCCCGGAATAATTCAAAAAACAGAAACAATAAATTCACTAGATGGTGCCGAAATTAAAAGATTATATAGTGAACAAGTAGTAGTAAATACACAACAATCAACATTACAAGAAGAAGAACAAGCCGGTATTTATATAACAACAAGGGATTCATTTACATTAACAGATGGTCCAACTATATTTTTAGCGGAAGATGTAAATAAAATAGCAAAATTTTGCATCCAACAAGCAAATATTCCTATTAAAGTAATGGATGACATTTTAGAAAAAATAGAATTTAATAATAAAATTATTTCTAAAATAGATATATTAGAAAATGAATTAATGGAAATAAATGATAAACATATGATAAAAGATGATGAACCAACCAATGGGAAAAAGGCAGATACTAAGTTTAAAAAAATAACAGGTGATGATGGAAGAAAAATTAGTAAAATAGATGATGAATTAGAAAAATATAAAAGTATGATTAAATCTGCACAATTAAATGAAACTTTTGTTCCAAATAAACAACTTCATCTGAAAAAATGGGTAGATAATAGTATTGATGTTAGAAATTCATTTACAAGTGACATTGATGAAAAAACTATTATTGACATTATGTTATTGAAAGACATTGAGGATAGTTGGAAAATTTTATTATTAATGGGGATCGGTGTTTTTACAAATCATCCCAGTATTGATTATACAGAGATTATGAAAAAATTAGCAGAAGAACAAAAGTTATATATTATAATAGCATCGAGTGATTATATATATGGAACTAATTACCAATTTTGTCACGGTTATCTCAGCAAAGATTTGAATTTAACTCAAGAAAAAATTATTCAAGCATTAGGAAGAATTGGTAGAAATAATATTCAACAAAATTATTCTATCAGATTTAGAGATGACGAACAAATAAAAAAATTATTCTATCCCGAATTGGAGAAACAAGAAGTGCGTAATATGAATTTATTATTCAACAGTTTATATTAAATCATAACTTTTATCATCATTATTATTTACAAATTCTATATTTGAACTATTATTTTCAGAATTATCTGAAGAATTACTCAAAGAATTATTTGTTGAATTAGTTAAATAACTTTTATTATCTGAAGAATTATTTGTTGAATTAGTTAAATAACTTTTATTTTTTACGACTTTATCATCTATTGGTTTTAATTTATCTTCTAATTTTTTTCTTATTATACAAGATGATTCAACTAGTTTTACATATGTGGAATATGATTCATTTAAAAATGTTTTTCCATCGGTTTGTCTATTGCATCTCAAGAGAGATATAGTTTTAAATATATCAGAAGATAATATATAATATTCTTTTGAACTATTCATTTCAATTTCCATTTGACTTTGAATTCCAAAAAACAATTCAATTGAACCAATTATTCCGCATAATAAAGATAATACACAATTTGTAACAGACACTGTTTGTTGTATAAAAAAAGGTTGGGCACCAACACTTACTACAGAATTTACTGCTGATAATATTATTATTGGGATACGATAATATTTCAATGTTTTCTTTAAATACAAATACCTTTTTTTATGTTCTTTTGAAAAAATCAAAGAATTAAACCGTATTTTGTCTAATACCCATTCTATATCAGACGACCATTTAAGTTCATTATTATCATCTTGTTTCTCCATATATATTATTATATATTATTTCGTTGACATCGTCGACACAAAGAACAATTGTTTATGTTAAATCTAGCGCAGTTTATAAAACAAGGTCTACAAATATTATGCGAACAATTATATGGATTTGTTAAATATACATTTCTTTCATAACAAATCATACAATTATTATCGATATTTTCCTCTTCTAATCCTTCCTTCTCTCTCAGATAAAAACAAATAGTTGTATTTCCAATTGAAGGAATGTTAAAATAGTCTATTATTTTAACATTTGAATTAATTAAAGCAGGCGCTTCTTCTGGTCTCGTCAAAGAATTGTATTCTCGACGCGCTAGTTCTACCAATTCGTGATTTCTAAAATTGAAACTAGGTCTTATTATTCTATTTAAATAAGTTATCATTTCATTTACTGTAGTTGTATCAGTATAATTCATTATTATATTTTTTGTATTTGTTGTATAAACTTGTTTCAAGTAAATGTTTAATGAACGCATTTTCTAGGATTTGTTTTGTTTCTTTTAATTGTTTTCCAAAACAA